CACGATGCGCCGATTGCGGCTGCGGTTGGTTTATCATCGCAGCTAGTTCCAGCTCGCAGATATAAGCAGTCGCTTGCTTGATCAGTTGCGCTTGGTATGCGTTTTGCTTGATGATTGATGCGCATAGCTTGCGTACATCATCAGCGTTTTCATGCGTGAATGCTGCGCGTGATTGCGCCTCAATGCGCAGCTCTTCTTCAATGGACCATGAAATAACCAGCCACTTTGCCCAGGTCATGACACCAGCATGGCCCACCCGGTGCCGGGGCCATCAACCTCCCAGCGGCGCAGCCAATTCTTGCGGCTGTAGGCGATTCCAGCGCCTTTGGTGTGATTGAGGTAGCCGCCGTTCACCATGTCGGCCTCACCGTTCGGATCATTGTGGATGTAGGCGCCGCTGGTTGCTCCGATGATTACGGACCAGTGGCCGCCACCAGTAGGTGCGCCGACAGGTCCTTTATGAAGCCAGCCGACCATCACGGGGCGCCCGGCTTCGAGCTCGGTCTCGATCACGGCAGGGTTGCAGTTGGTCCGTAGCCGTGCGGTTAGCGCCAAGGATTGCAGCGCCTTGATCTGCGCTTGCGCGTTGGTGGTGTCGCCGTAGGTGGCGCGGATCTTGTTGTAGGCATCGTCGCTGGTGACCTTGCCGTAGAAGCGAGCCACCATGGCAGCGCTGCTGCTGAAGCATTCGCGGTAGCCGGTGCCGCTGGCGTTGTCGTTCTGCGCCTCGTAAGGGACGCGCAGGAGGATGCCCTGCTGTTGCGGTTGCGGTGCGTCCTTCTGCCAGAGTGCGCCTTCGGCCTTACGGCGCCGCAGCAGGCCAGCCTCAACGGCAGTGCCAGGGTTGCGGTAGAGCAGCATGGCTGCTGGCACCGATGCCCAATCCTTATCGCGCAATGCTGCGCTGATGGTTTCAAACCCAGTGCTGCCGTAGAACCCAGCGCCGAGGTTGTAGGCAAAGCTGATCAACGCGCAGCGCTGCGGATCGGCCATGCTTGCCCAGTGCGGGATCGTGCGCAGGCGTTCGGCGATGCGGTCCACCTCCAGGCGGAGCAGCATGTCAGCTTCGATTACGTTGATCTTGTCGCCGCGCTGCACGGCGCTGCCATCCGGGAATCGCGTGGTGCCGTATCCGATCGTCCACGGATCGCCGCCGCTCAGCGGATCGGGATAGGCGCTAAGGTGGCAGCCTTCAAATTCCTTGATTAGCTGGATCGCATCGGCAAGATCGGTCTGCTTGCCGGCTGTACTCCATGTCTTGAACCATGGCTGATCGCGGCTCAGAAGGCGCGGGCCGATTACAGCCTCCAGTTCGCTGATCGCCGCCAGCTGATGCGGCAGGCCCTTGAAGTACCGAAACAGGTCAATCAGCCGCAGTGGTTGCGTCATGGCCGTTGCAGGTGCTGCGGCACTGACTGCCGATAGCTGAATGCGCTCTTGATTTCGGACCAAATGACAGGACTGAGCATGGCGGCGACGACAGCGAGGATGACCACCTGCGCCATGCGCGTCTCCAGTCGACCGACGCGGACGCCTAATCCGCTCCGCTCAGTCTTGTCGGAGATGGCGGCATCAAGCAGCTGCTTGAGCTGGCCCTCCAGTACACCAATGGCGCGCAGGATCTCGCCGTGCGTTGGCTCAGTCACCGCTTGCGGGATGCAATGCCACGCAATGCGCCGAGGATCAGCTGGGTCCAGCTGTTAGCGCGAACGCCAGGCACGATTGCCAGCAGTTCAGAGCCAGCCAGCAATGCCACGGCGATGCTGGTGATGTCTTCCGGTGTCATCTAAAGTTGTCAGCTGCCGACAGTCTAATTCTGGAGCGTGAGCGTGCTGGCCGCCAGAGAGAAGGTGCCGTTGCTGGTGGTGATGTTGCTGTTGAAGTCGTTGTAGGCAACCAGCTCATCAGCACTTGCTAGTCCGCCGCGGGATTTGTAATACACCGCGCCGCGTGCGGTGATGGTGCTGCTGGTCCAGGAAACCGCTGCAAACTGAATGGTCACCTTGTCGTTAGCGGTGTCCTTGGTGACAGTGACAGGCACGCTGATGCCACCAGCGGTGTAGCCAGTGCCGCTGACTTCGTTGGTGACGGCAGAGCGCTTGAGGTCGGTGTCCTTGTCCGCGTTGTAGGACGAGGAGACCAGCATCACTTTGAAACTGTCGGTGTCGAAATCGATGGCGTTGCGCGCCATGTCATCGATACAGGAGTTGTAGACGAAGGAAGCCATCAGGGTGCAGGCGGCTGCGGCCAGGTGATGTCAAACGGGTTGGCAGCATCGGCAAGGTCGCGCAGCGCCTGGCGGTAGGCGGCCCATGCTTCACGATCAGCGCCGAGGTCGTAGTCAGCAATCTGCGTCCAGTCGCATGACTGCAGCAGCTCGATGCGCTGCTGGCGGACCTTGGCGTGCTGCGTTTGCAGCTCATCGAAGCTGTAGGGGCGCACGATGTACTCAAGCGCCTCGCTGTCCCAGTCGATCGTTTCCAGCTTCGGGTTGCACTCAGGTCGCTCGTATGGGCCGCTGTAACCGGCACGCTCCAGCTCGTCAGGCGTGAAGGTGCTGGCGTCCGTGCGGGTGCTGCCGTCCGCAAAGCGGATGCGGTGGGGGAGGGGTGCTGGAAGGGTGGCGTTGTGGGAGTAGAGCATGGTCAGACCAGCGTGATGCCCCATTTAGAAGCAAGCGCGTTTTGTACTACTGCCCGATCACCGCTGCCCAATACGGAAGAGAAGCAGACAACTTCAGCGATCAGGCCGCGCCAGCCACGGTTGCCGTTTCCGCGATCCCTTCCAATTTGGAATCCTCCGGTAGTTCCAGTGATGGCCCCACGCGTATCAAGCATTCGCAAGATGCAAGGGCTTGCAATTTCTGAAAACACATTGGAGTATCTATCTGTTGTGCCACCATTCAAAAAGACTCGATCTATGTAGTAGTCTCCGCCAAGTGGCCCCTCAAAGCCTGTACCTGACCCGTTCATCATGATTGTCTTGGCAACGTCTGTATAGCTACCAAGCAATCCTGAGTTTGTAATGCTGCTGGTCTCGCTGCTGTCTGCTACGCAGTAGATTTCTTCAACGGTAAAACCTGTTGTATCGGTATTGCGCAAGTAGTTGCTATGAGCACTGGTGCCCCAATCTGACACCTTGTAGCCGTTGATTGTTGTCGCGTAGGTTGGTCCGGTAGCACTGGCTGTCAGTGTACGGCCAAGGCTTCCTTTGTCTGTAATCTGCGTAATCTGTCCGCTTGATGTTGTGACAGTTGACTCATCTGCGAAGTCATACCAGAGAACTGGATTTAGCCCGGCAATACCTCCAGAAATTGGCCAGATTGCTGCACGCTTGGCCACGCTCTGCTCATTCTGAAACCACAGCCCCGATGCGGTGCTGCCTGTCGGCGTGCGCCTGACGCCCATCAATCCGCCGTTAAAGCCAAGCATCAGCTGATGTCCTCATAGCTGATGACCAGTTCCAGGTCGCTGGCAGCGCTGGCCTGTGCGCGGAGGCTGTGCCCTTCCTCCAGGTAGATGTAAGCCTCGCGGGTCACCAGCACTTGCGTGGCGTCGGCTGGCACGGCGATGGTCTTGCCGATAGCGAAGCCGGTGGTGCCGTTGTAATGCTCCAGGCTGATGTCAGCTGCGCTGGTGCCATCCACGTTGGCGCAGTACACCGAATTGATTTTCAGCACCTTGCCGCTGCTGGCGCCATTGCTCAGCGCTGCAGCCATCGAGGTGGTGACGGCATAGCCCACGGTCTTGCCGGTGACCGTCGTGACTGACGATCCACTTTTGATGTTCGGTGCTGCCATGGATCAGCGCCAGTCGGTGTACAGGTCTTCGCTCCAGTATAGGAACGCGGCAAAGCCATCATCAGCTGCGGTTCCAGTAGCCGCCCCAGCGGCCCACGCCACATTCACTACCAGGTCGATCTCGCCGGTCTGCGTTGCAGCGCCAGCAATCCAGATCACATTCACGCCAAGCTCGAAGCCAGGTAGCGGCTCAATGCTCGGCAGCCATGTGCCATCCGTCACCAGCGACACAGTGGTGTCCACATACCCACCACGCTTCTGCGACTCCTCTGGTGGCTCCTGGTAACGCCAGCGCATCCCAGCCGGCACGATGTTGGACACGCTGGACTGGCCTGCCCAGATTTCAGCCGGCAGCAGGAAGCTGACGAATGAACCCTGCTGCCCGCGGTAGTGATCGCGGATGCTGGCCATCTCGGCCTGGGTCAGGTTCTCATAGCTCAGCTCCATGGTGAGGTTGCTGACGCGGCTGCTGTGC